CTAGCAGTTTTCGGGGGTTCGGCTGTCCCGCAGGCAGTCAGCCCGGCGAGCATCAGCATCGCGGCGGATTGTCACAGCAGCATCATTGGCCCTTTCTGTCTGTCGGATGGTCTCCTGCGCGCCGTCGGCGCGCTCGGTCTGTTTTCCCGCCTCTGTGGCGCCATCCTCGCAATCGCCAGCCGGGAAACTGCGAGCCTCATGCATGGCGGCAATGGCCCGCCAGCCGTGATAGATCGGCGATCCTCGAGTTCGAAGTTGATGATGTCGATGCCGAGCGTGCGCGGATCGATCCGTTCGTGAGGACTGGCTGCAGCAACCCAAGGATATGCCCTGGGGCAACCGCTCGATGCTGTTCCGAGACCCGGACGGCAACCCGATCAACTTCTTCAAGCGGATTGCCGCGGCCTGACTGGGAACTGCCCGGAAACTACAGCGGGGTGAACAGCTGGTTTCGGCGTGAGCCGACATCCTCGCCACCGAGTTGAAGCGGCGGAATATGGTCGAATGGGAACAGCAATTTCCTAATTTGGCGATCGACTGAAAGCACGGCGCACGGATCGGGCGCTCCCAACGCAACAGCCCTCCGCGACAAGCGCTGGAGGGCTTCGCAAGCGCAAGATCGATCCGACTACGTCGGTTTAACGAACCGTGAAATCGAAGATTCTGGCAGTCATGGCACCATTGGCGCCGCCGCCGGCAAGCGAATAAATGAAACCGTACTCACCCGGCTCTAAATTCTCGCTAGGTTCGATCATGAAAACGCCGGGTCGCATAGCGGTATGCGAGAACATAATCCGGTCTTTGTCCATGACACCTGTTTTGGCACCGCCGATGTTCACGCTTCCTACGCGGGCCTCGCGACGGTCATCCTTTTTAGTAAGACGAATTAGGGTCAGCTCGGCGGGCGAATTGATCACGGTGTTCAGGCCGCTAGCCCAAGCTCCCGCGCCGTCACCATTCGACTCGCTGGAAAAGAAGTAAAATCGAGGCTTAGTTGAGACAGGCACACGCGAGGTTTCATTTTGCACCACGGCCTTGACGCTCATCGAAGCGAGCCCGCCTGTCAGCGCATAGCCGAAGATGCCGCCGGTTTTTGCTTGATTGGTTACCGTCGCTTCCATTCGCTGCATGCGAGGCGTACCACCATCCGCGTAGAACACATAGAGACCTGCTGGATGGGAAACCATCGGGTCCGGAGAATCGAGCGAGGGCTCAACTTTTGCCACATAGCGATTGCTGATTGCAGCCGCGATCACGGCCGATGAAACCCCCATTCCTTTCATCTCAATCATCTCGTCGGTCGAAAGGTCAAAGTCCACCTTGTCGGCCTGGATCTTGGCAATAACCGCATCGTCTCCAAGTCCGAGCTTTGTCAGTTGAAAGACGGCATCCCGGTTGAGCGGTTCTGCCTGCAACCATTGCGGCGTAAGAACAAAAGCAACCGCCACGCAACTACGCACCAAAAATTTCATATCCCCCCCGTAGGCAAGTGTGCCTAAAACCCATGCCTACCCGACATGTTTCGACAGAACTGTTGAATCTCAATGAGCAAGTCAACAGAGTTTGCCAGGCGCCAATCCCAAGCGACCGACTTTGACGATTGCTGGGCGAGATAACCTCGCTCACCTAAACTCCGTAAAGCACTCTTGGCTCAACCTCATCGTGATGCTTCTCCGTGTCCCTAAGATGGGGGTCGGGAAAACCATAACATTCATAACATGCACACAATTTCAAATAGTTACCCAATAACATCTACCATAATATTACCATAACCTGATTATGCCTTATCGAACTGATGTGCGGCTTTGAAAAAGTCCTTTGTTTTCAGAGGCATTATGTTTTGACGCCGCTGAGGTTATCAAAGATTATGGTTGAACCATAACTGCGTAAAAGGCAGATTTTAGCGGGTTACAGCGCAAGCTGTTCGCGATGTTATGAATGTTATGGTTTTCCCGACCCCGCCCACCAGCCTTGAGCTGAAGAGTGGAATTCAGAATTTAGGATTTGTACCGGCAGACGGGAAAGATTGACCCTTATGGCGGTCAAACAGGCGCGAGCGTGCATGAGAATGCATCTGCGTAGAACCCACTCAATCGGCAGCCTCGCCCGGCTCTTAGGCCGGCTTTCGGCGCTTTCGAAAATGCATCAAAACCGACATGCAAAGCGCGCGGGCGAGGCGGGGGGAAAAGCGCGTTTCGCGGGGGGCCGGCGCGCTGGGCCGGTTGGGCCGGCTACGGATCGATGCTAGGCTAGGAATCAGCCGCTGGCATTGACGGGAGGTCGCCATCTGCAATCACTTCCGGGCCGATCCCTCGAAGCTCTCCACATGGGCACAGTATATCGGCGCCACCCTTCCCCAGTCCGAGCTGCAAGCGGCATCCGAGGATATCTGGCCCCGCAAGCCCGCCATCGTAGTGCGCAGTAGCGAAGGGCGAACCATCGTTGATCAGATGATCTGGGGCGTCCCGCGAACGATGTCCGGCAAGCGCCCCGGCACGACGATCACCAAGCACATCACCAATGTCCGCAACCTCGATAGTCCGTTCTGGCGATCGATGATCGCGGCGCCGGCCCAGCGCTGTCTCGTGCCATTCACGCAGTTTGCCGAGCCGAAGATCGGCCAGGGCCGGGAAGAATGGTGGTTCACGATCAAGGAGCAGCCCGTGTCATGCTTTGCCGGCATCTGGCGGCCGAGCGCGGCGGGCATCGTATTCGCGTTCCTCACCTGCGAACCCAATCCGCTGGTCGCCCCGCTCCACCCCAAGGCCATGCCAGTCATTCTGCAGCCCGAGGATTATCAGACCTGGCTGACTGGTGATCTCGATGCGGCGCGCGCCCTCGCCCAGCCCTTCCCCAGCCAGCTTATGGCGGTGAACTGAGCGTCAGGTCCGGTATCTCCGCAGCGCCCTCTTCCAGACCAGCTTATCGGGAAGCGGGAGCTGGATCGTTTCCATGTCCCTGCTGGTTTCGATCAGCACTGGCCGGACGCGCCGACCGCGAGCAGCCGAGCATCGCCGGCAGTAAAATCGCGTTCTGGCTTCGCGAAACGTGTCGTTCCAGTGGCGCTGCTGAAACCACCACCACAGACCATGCGGATCGAACGGCGCCGCATGTCCGCACCGGCACACCACGCGAACGGCGTTGTGCCATGCTGCCGCTTCAAAAATACACGTCGCGACCCTTATGTCGCCAACATAGCGGGCCACTTCATCGAGCAGTGTTCAACAGCTTCGCGCATGCGAGCGCGCCAAACATAAACGGTCCCTCGTCTCGCGCGCCTGCGCGGATCTCTTCCAAAAACTGGCGGTTACCGTGGCCGCGCTCTTCCAGCGCCTTCGCGACGGCGTCGCGAATGTCGTCAATTCGGTCCATGTGCATGTTCTCCTGATAGAGAACATATGTTGAACATGGTGCGATTCGGTCAATGGAAGAATCTCGTGAACTTGGATGACGCGACGAACTGTCGTAAAAGCAAAATTGCAGGCGCCGACTCCGTCGGCCCTGTTTGGCGGTGCCCATCCCCCCCGGATACAACCGCCAATAAAGAGGGGCGTCGCTCCGCGGCGCCCCTCCATTCTTATCCGGTGCTGAGATATGCCAATCACATATCGCGTGGCCGAAATCGCACAACCTCAGTCCCGACCGCTTCATTCAGATCGAGAAACACCGACTGAAGCGGTGCCAGCTCCAGCTCGAAGAAAGCGTCGGTCGCCTTGGTCACGTCGCCAAAGCCGCCCGCGTTCGCGGGCACAATCCCCAGCAATTGCGGCGGCACCCGGTGCGCGGCGAGCACGTCATCGCGCGTGGTGTTCTTGATGCCGAGGAACTCATCGCTGGCGCCCATTTGCGCGATCGGCAGCAGCTTGATGCCGTTCTCTTTCCCGTTGGGCGAGTGGACGAACAGATTGCGGAAATTGCCCGGTCCGCGCGATCGCTTGAGGGCATCGCGCATCTTGTCCACGTCGCCCTCGGCGAATTCGCCGGTCGCATACATGATGTAGCCTGCATGGCTCCCGTTTTCATAGTAGCGCCGGCGGAACAGGGTGGCATTCTCATTGAGCAGGGCTGACTGCAGGGCCGAGATATATTCGGGCACGCCATAGATCTCCTGATTGAGATCGGGCGCCAGCAATTGGTGGACGGTGCCGAGCGGGAACTGCTCTTCATTCTTGAAGCCCGGCACCCACCAGAACGCGCCCGGCTCGATGCCCCGGCGCGTATATTTGGCAAGCGGATGATCGAGGCGCAGCAGGTCGCCCAGGCGGTTGCGAATCTCCTGCGCATAGGCGTTCCCGAGAACGAGATAATCGAGCACCATGCCGGCGAACACCTTGCGGCTCAGCCAGCGCGTCGGCTCGAGGCTGGCGGCCAGCATGTTGCGCTTGAGCATGATCGCGCTCGAATGGTGCGGCGAGGCTCGAAACGCACGGGAAAGGCCGTTGAGCGAGATCGGCGGCTCATACCAGCGGCCATTGTGCCCGCACTCCATCATATCGAGCATGGTAGCGCGGCTCAGCACCGGCTCGGGATCGCCGAAGCTGAAGGCTTGCACCTCGCCGACGGTGGCCGGCATAGCGGTGGACAGGGCACGTGCAGTCAGGCGGCGGGACCGGCGCTTGCTCATTCGATTATCTCCATTGTGCCCTTGGGCTTTTCTTTGCCGTCGAGCGGCTCATTCATGAGGATGTGCATCGTGGCCCAGGCGAGATCCGCGTGGCCGTCATTGCCACCGCGCCCGGCCTTGAACGTCATGCTGCGGCCGCTAGCGGTGAGCGTCTTTTTGACGGACACGAACGACGAAACGAGATCGAGCATGGAGGCATCGAAGGCGAGGCGGCCCCGGCGCACGACATTCTGCGCCTTCATCACCATCTGGGCTTTCAGCTCGAGCGAATATTCGATCTTCGCGACCGTGCAGCCGGGCATGGCACCCACCTTGGTGAGCAGCTGATAAACGCCCGCGCCCACGCCCTTGGCGTCAACGCCCAGATAGGTGCAATTGTATCGGCTGAGCATCGCCTTGATGAACTCGGCCTGCTGCTCGAAATCGAGGCCGCGCAGTTGGTGGCGCTCGAGGATCCTGAAAGGTTCGCCTTCCTTTTCCGGCGGCGCCGCGATCACTAGCGCGGCATTGTCGCCGTCCTCGCTCTCCTGCGGATCATAGCCCGCCCACACCCGGCGACTGCCATAAGGGCGCAGGGCGTCAGGATCGAAATCCACCCACTCCACAAGGCTATCGCAGCCGCAAGCGATGAGATCGTTGAAGCGGAAGGCCGAGAGGCTGTCATCCACGAATTCGCAAAGGAACAAGTTGGCGAATTCATCGGGCGCATACTCATCCTGCAGCTCCTCGATGTCGAAAAGATCGCAACCGCCGGCCTCAGCGTCGCGGATGTTGACGATGTGGCGCCACACCCGATCCGGCCCGACCGAACCGATCGTCAGCGCCGCATGGCTCACATCGATCTCGATCCGGTCGGCCTTCTTGCGCCGCTTGTTCCGGCGCTCGCCCGTCCAGTAGGGATAGGCCGGATGCGCCACGCTCGATGGCGTCGAAAAGTAGGTTTTGCGCCACTTCTTGTGCGTCGCCATCCCCGAGGCGACCTTGTTCAGCTCCTCGAATGAGTGAACCCAGAAGAACTCATCGAAATAGAAATTGCCGTGCCGGCCCTGCGCCGTGCGGAAATTTGTGCCGAGATAATGCAGCTCGGCCGCCGCTTCCTCCGACGGGCGAAGGTCGGACGTGATCAGCATCGGATCGCCGGTCAGCGCGACGCCGACCAGCTTGGCGAAACTCACGATATAGCTGCGGAACTGGTGGGCCTGCGCCTTGGAGGCAGAGAGGAAGATCTGATTGCGGCCCGTCTCGATCGCGTCGATCAGCGCCTCGAAAGCGAAATAATAGGTCGCGCCGATCTGGCGGGACTTGAGGATCATGCGCGTGCGCTGATCCTTGGCTTCCCACCACTGAGCCTGATAGTCGTACAGGCCTTGGAGGAAGATCCGCTTCAGCTCGGCGGCCTGTTCTTCCGTGAAGTGGTTCTTGCGCGCTTTCTTGCGCGGCCCGGCGTTGCGATTGGCGACCTTCTCATTGAGAACGCCTTCATGCCCGCCCTCGGCCTGATAACGGCGCACGCGGGCCATGGCGGTGATTGAGCGCGATAGGGCGTCCAGCTCGGCGAGATCCGCGTTGGTCTTCTTCTCCTTGGCGACCAGCACCATGAACCGGCATTCGAGGCTGTCCTCGATCTTGCTGATCGAGGGCGCATCGTCCCAGCGATCGCGCTGTTTCCAGCTTTCGATCGTCGCGCGCGGGATCGCGCTGCCCTTGTCGTTGACGATGCCATGCAGCGCGAATTCATCCGCGATCTGAGCGACGCCCCAGCCACGCCAATAGAGGCTGCGCGCATGCCGGCGCGGATCGAACTGCCAGAAGCTGGGCGGCCCTGCTGGGGCGGTGAGAGGCTGGGCAACGGTCATCGCGCCTGACCATGCCGTCCGCGCCGATCAGATCACGGTTCTCCATCGGGTGAGAAGCTCTCGCCCGATGGACTGGCTTGAGGATCACGCCCCGTCCGGCCCTTCTGGCGCCAGCACCGCCGATCCAAAGCAAGGGAACCCGCCCCCATGGCCAAGAGCAAGTTTTTCCGCATCGCCGTTGAAGGTGAAACCGTCGACGGCCGCGTGATCCAGCGCGAATGGCTCGAACAGATGGCCGCCAGCTACGATCCCAAGACGTACACGGCGCGGATCAACTGCGAGCATATCGCTGGCTACAGCCCGGATAAGCCATTCAACGCCTATGGAACCATTCTCGCCCTGCGGACGGCCGAGGTTGAGCTGCAGATTAATGGCCAGACCGTCAAGAAGCTGGCGCTCGAAGGCGAAATCGAGGCGAACGATCAGCTGCTCGCCATCAACAAGGCCGGCCAGAAGCTGTTCACCAGCTGTGAAATCCACCCCAACTTCGCGGACAGCGGCAAGGCCTATCTGGTCGGCTTGGCTGTTACCGATCAGCCGGCATCACTGGGCACCGAACCGCTCAAATTTGCGGCCATGACGCGCCCCAACCTGTTCACCAACGCGCTCGAAACAACGCTCGAGCTGACGGCCGAGCCGATCGAGCCCGCCGGCATCGCCGAGGCGATCAAGTCTGGCTTCGCCGGCGTCGCGGCCCTGTTCTCGCGCTCGGAAGAAAAGCCGAAGGAAGAGCCGGCCCCCAAGCAGGAGCCGGCGAACGACAACAGCTTCGATGTGAAGGCCTTCGCCAGTGCCATTGGTGATCAGGTCGCGGCTGCAGTCAAGCCGGCCAATGACGCGATCGCGGCGATCAATGCGCGCTTCGATGCACTCGATGCGAAGCTCGCCAAGACCGAGCAGCCCGGCACGTTCACGCGCACGCCGGCCACCGGCGGCAGCGGTGCGGTGGTCACGGATTGCTGATCACACGCCCCGCCTCCCCCTCCCGCACCCGCCCCACTGGAGCCTGACCATGCGTAACGAAACCCGCCTCCTCTTTGCCGCCTATGTGAGCCAGATTGCGCTCATCAACGGCGTTGCCTCCGCCGAAACCAAGTTCACCGTCGCTCCGGTCGTTGAGCAGAAGCTCGAAGAGAAGATCAAGGAATCGAGCGATTTCCTTGGCATGATCAACATCCAGCCCGTTGTGCAGCAGAGCGGCAACAAAATTGGCGTCGGTGTCACCCGCCCCCTTGCCGGCCGCACCAACACCGCCGGCGGCAACCGTCGGACGCCTACCGATCCCACCGACACTTCTGACGAAGGCGGCTACTTCTGCCGTCAGACCAATTACGATCACGCGATTCCCTATGCGAAGCTCGACGCATGGCGCCACAAGCCGGAATTCCAGACCCTCCTGCGCGACGTGATCATCAAGCAGCAGGGTCGCGACCGGATCATGATCGGCTTCAACGGCACGTCGGTCGCCGCAACCACCAATCGCACCGACAACCCGCTCCTGCAGGACGTCAACGAGGGCTGGCTCCACAAGATCCGCACCAAGGCTCCCTCGCGTCATCTTGAGGACGGCGCGCTGACCTCCGGCGGCGCGAAAGCCATCTACGTCGCCGCCGGCGTCGAAGTCGTGAACGGTGCCGGCACCAATACGGACACCGCCAAGGCCGATTACGCCAATCTCGATGCGCTCGCCTTCGACGCGCTGGATCTGCTCGACCCCTGGCACCGTGGTGACACCGATCTGGTGGTGATCGTTGGCTGGCAGCTGGTGAAGGACAAGTATCTCAACCTGCTGCAGGCGGCCGGCGACACGGCCACCGAGCGCGAGGCGGCACACCGCATTCTCACCCTGCCGATGCAACTCGCCGGCAAGCGCGCCATCATCGTGCCCTTCTTCCCGGAGACGAGCCTGCTGGTCACCAGCCTCGATAATCTCTCGATCTATTGGCAGGAAGAGACGCGCCGTCGCCACATCCGCGATGAGCCGGCCCTCGACCAGATCGAGAATTACGAGAGCGTCAATGAGGACTTCGTGGTCGAGGATTACGGCCGCTGCGCCCTTGTCGAGAACATCGTGATGGGCGCCAAGCCGGCCTGATCGGCGGCGCCTTAACCCCTTCGCTCCAACTGACAGGACACGCACCATGAGCCTCGCTCGCCGCCACAGGGATCGCATCCTTGCTGCACAGACCGTTGCGTCCGCTCCCAATGTTGGAGCGGCCACCCCCGCCGCTGCACCTCTCCCGGCGGCGGGGGATACCCGCCCGAACGGATCGCCCGCTGATCGCGCAGCCGCCCAGATCGCCATGCGCCTGACGCATGATCTGCGCCGCCTTCACGAAATCAAGAGCGTCGATCTCAAGGTCGCTGCCAAGAGCGAAATGCTGCCCGAATATGCCGATTGGGTGAAAGGCCTGCTCAATGCCGATGCCGGCGTAGGAACGGGCGTTTCTGCCGAAGTTCTGCCAACTGTCATGGTCTGGCTGATCGACGTGGGCGCGTTTGATGATGCGCTCCAGCTGGTGCCCTTCGTTCTGCGCCACAATGTGCAGATGCCGGCGCGCTACAACCGCGATGCCGCCACGATCGTGGTGGAAGAGATCGCGGAGGCCGCACTCAAGGCGCACAATGCAGGCGCCCATTTCGATCTGGGCGTTCTGCTCCGCGTGGCCGAGCTGACAGACGCGATCGACATGCACGATCAGGCCCGCGCCAAGCTGCGCAAGGCCACCGGCGCGCAGCAGCTCTACATTGCCGAGGACATGGAAGCCAATGCCGAAGGCCGGGCGATGATCGAGGCGGCGCTCGTGTCCCTCAAGGCCGCGCAGGCGCTCAATGATCGCATCGGTGTGAAGGACAAGATCAAGCGCGCCGAGAAGCTGCTCGCGGCGCAGGACGCCGCTGCGGCGGCCACCACAACGCAACCCAACCACGAAGGCGGCTCAGCCGCCTGACAAGCTCGCCCCCGGCGCTCGGGGGCGGATCGCGCGAGGCGGGAGGTTTTTACAACCGAAGGGCCGCCCTCTGTCCCGATTCTCACCCCCGTAAGCCGAGAGCCGGAAAGGACGCATGATGCTGACGCGCAACGACTATCTGCTGCTCGCCTTAATCGGCATCATGGTCGGGGGAATGGCGCCCCTCGCGCGAGCGATCATGGCATGAGCTTCGTCGCCAAGCCCCCGTCGCCTGAGAGCGGCCCACAGCCGGCGGAAACCGTCATCGAGAATGACGGCTTTTTCCCCGCGATCGATCCGCGCGAGATCCGCGAGCTGGCACGCATCACATCCAGCATCACCGCGCCGCGCCTGCGCGGCGCCATTCTCGCCGCCATGGATGCGACGGAGATCGATCTGCGCGCGTGGGTGGCCGAGCAGAAAGGGCAGGGGCATGCCACGCTGGCAGACGTTCCCGCGCTCCAGCTCGGGGGTGAGAGCCGCAATCTGATCCGCTATCGCCGCGTCATCGCTCTGCTCGCCAAGGCCGAGCTGATCGATCGACATCGCGACTTTGACACCACCGCCGCCGGCGCAAGCCAGGGCGATGAACTCGATGAGAGCGTGCGCGAGCTGCGCCGCGATGCCGCGCATGCGATCCGCGACATGCTGGGCCGCACGCGCACCACCGTGGATCTCATCTGATGGCCCGCATGCAGCCCCTCACGGCGCGGCAAGGCGACACCGTGGACGCATTGATCTGGCGCGAAGCCGGCCTTGGCTCCGGCTCGATCGGCACGGTGTTCGATGCCAATCCGGGCTTGGCCGATCTCGGCCCGATCCTCCCGCTCGGCACCGTCGTCATGGTGCCGATTTCCAAGGCGCCCGAGGCAACCCGCCAGCGCCCTCTCACTCAGCTCTGGGACTGATCATGGACCCTAAATCGATCCTGCCGGCCGCCATCGAAACGATCAGCTCGCTCACGCCCGCACTCATCGGCTCTGCCGTCGCCCAAGCGTGGAAGCCGGGCCTGAGCTGGCGCCAGCGCTTCGTGCAATGGGTGGTCGGCTCGACGGTGAGCTACTACGCCACGCAGGGCATCGTCGCCTTCACAGGCTGGAATGAGTTTGTGGCGCAGTCGATCGGCTTCGGCATCGCGCTGGTCGCCTTCGACGCAACGCCACGCGTGATCGCCTCGGCCTCTGACACGCTCACCCATGCGCCGGCCCGGCTCTCCGATCTCATCTTTGGCAAACGGAAGGATTGAGCCATGCAGCTCTCGCCGAACTTCTCTCTGGCCGAATTCACCGCCTCGGCCACCGCCAAGGCCCGGAAGATCGACAACAGCCCGGATGCGCAGCAGATCGCTGCGATGCAGCTGCTATGCGCCAAGGTGCTCGAGCCGTTGCGCGCGCAGTATGGCAAGCCTGTGCGCGTCACCTCTGGCTATCGATCGCCGGCGCTTTGCGTGGCCGTGGGATCCACGGTCAAAAGCCAGCATGCGCTGGGCGAAGCGGCCGATCTGGAGGTGGTCGGTGTCGATAACTTCACCGCCGCCACTTTCATTCGCGATGCCTTGCCGTTCGATCAGCTCATTCTCGAGAATTATGTGCGGGGCCAGCACGATAGTGGCTGGATTCATGTGAGCTATCGCGCCGGTCGCCTGCGGCATGAGGCCCTCACTTATTCGCGCCGCACCTATTTCACGGGTCTTTTGCCATGAAGGGGGCGCTCGGGATCCTCAAAGCTGGCTGGGCCATGCTGAGCGGCTCGCGTGAGACGCTGATCCTGCTGGGCCTCGCCGGCGCAGCAGCCGGGCTTTACGCCTGGGGGGCAAGCGGCCGCGCCGAGCGCGACCGCCTCGAGGCATGGGCGCAGCGGCTCTGCCTTGCCGCCGGCGGCGAGTTCACCGGCACCAAGCCCAAGGGCAAAGCCAAGTTGGACGGCTGCACCGCGCTGGTGGCGAGCCATGCCGCCTATAAGCGGGAATCGCAGAGCACCACCGCTGCCACCCTTGCCCGCGCAGCTGAGCGCACCGAGGCGAAGGCCACCGCCGATCGCACCCTTGCAACCGCGCAGTCCACCCGCCGCAACGCCACCGTTCAAGCCATGGAGAAAGCAGATGAGACGATCGCGCCAGATGATCGCGTTGGGGGTGATTGGTTTGATCGCCTCAATGACCTTGCAGGGCTGCGCCCAACGTCAAATTGAAACGGCGCCGGCCGTCATTGCGGTGGAAGTGAAAGACACGCCGCCGGCGGATCTGCTCGCCTGCCCGGCGGCGCCTGCGCCATTCCCGAGCAATGCATCGGCCACAATCCCGCCGGCGGTGCGATCGGCGCTCATTGCCCTGGCCACGGCCTATGCCGACACGCGCGATCAGCTGCTGCGCGTCATCCGCTGGCATGGGCCGGGCGCCTGCGCGGATCCGCGCCGATGAAAAAACCGGCAAGCCTTCGCGCCCACCTCACTGCATATCTGCCCGAGCTGCAGACGCACCCGGATCGCCTCGCCATCTATGTCGAGAGCGGCAGCGTCCGCGCACTGCAGTCGCGCTCCCATAGCTTTGAATATGCCTACAAGCTGCAGGTGGGCCTCTGGGATTTTGCCGGTTCGGCCGATAGTCTCATGCTGCCACTGCTGATCTGGCTGGAGACAGAGCAGCCCGAGCGCCTGCGTGATCGCGATGCGACGCCCTTCACCTTCGAGGCCGAGCTGCTGGACAGCGACGCCAGCGATATCCTGATCTCGATCGATCTCACCGAGCGCGTGATCGCCAAGCCCCGCGAGGATGGCACCGGCTTTGACCTTGAACACCCGGCTGAGCCGCCCGTGTTTGAGACGTTCCCGGGCATCGACAATCCGTTCCTTCAAGGCTGGGGCGGCACTGAGCCGCTCGTGGCGAGTGAAGCGCCTGGCGCCATTCTAACACCGGCGATCCCGCCAGACGCATGAGCGAGGAACTGCTCGAGCTGGAGGCGATGGCCGGCGCGATCGTGCGGGCGCTGAGCGCCGGCGAACGCCGCGCCATGCTGCGCAAGATGGCCCAGCGCCTTGCGTTGAGCCAGCGCCAGCGCATCGCCGCCCAGCGCGCGCCCGATGGCAGCGCCTTTGAGCAGCGCAAGCAAAAGGCGCCTGCCATTCCCTCGCGCGGCCCGGCATGCTTCCTCTATCCATCGAGCAGCGGCGTGCGCCGCGTCATCATGCGCGGCTTCTCATGGGACAGCGATCGCAAGATGACCGGCTTCGATGTGGAGGCCGGCGGCATTCGCTCTTTCCACTTCGACAAGGTGGTGAAGTGGCTTCCCGTGCCCGAGGAATATCGCGGGGGCGGCGGCAGCACATTGCGTCGCAAGGGCGGCCTGCGCCGCCGCGCTATGTTCCGGCGGCTCTCATCAGGCCGCTATCTCCGCTCTGGCGTGGACGATCGCGGCTTCTGGGTGGGCTTCAGCGGGAAAGCGAGCGAGATCGCCGGCATCCACCAGCACGGCCTTCGCGATAAGCCCTCGCTGCGCGCCCGTGCGATTTCTTATCCCAAACGCGAAATGATCGGGGCGACCGAGGCGGACCGGGAAATGCTCATCAACGTGCTTTATCAACAGCTCGGCTCGACGTGACGGGGGTGATCCAAGGGCGGCTTTCGCCAATGCTGTTAAGCTTATCGGACGTCCAGTTTGGCGTGGGGAGCTGACCTTCCAATCGATTTCCTTTTGAAGACCATCTGCTAGATGTGTCCGATGCCACGTCCTGCGAAAACAATGCCCGAGAAGATGATCAAAGTTGATCACGCAGGCGAGAATGGGGCCGTAAACATATATCGAGCGCAAGTGATCGGTGCGAGATTGGTCGCAAGGGATTTGGTTCCTGGTATCAGAGAGAACCAGACCCACGAACAGAGGCATCGAAGGCTCTTTGCTGAGCAACTACAAAGATGGAACGTGAGGCGGTGCATCAGCTATCATGCTTGTGGCATCGGCGGATTTGCTCTTGGTCTGCTTACCGGCTTCATGGGCCGTCAGGCGATCCATGCTACTACCTATGCTGTTGAGAGTGTCGTTTTGGAACACCTGCGACATCAATTGGATTTTCTTGGAAATACGAATGAAGACGCCTTTCTTTGTGTCGCCGCGATCATCGCCGATGAGCAGGAACATCATGACAGTGCCGTCACAAGCCTTCAACAGAGTCAGGCTTTGAACAAGCTACTTGTGTTCGTTGTAAAGATATCAACCGAGGCGGTCATTCGCTTTGGCATGAGATGACCGCTTTGTTGTCGTGTCCGGACAGGCGGCTAATGGCGCGAGAATACAGTCATTTTGCCTCAAGCGCTCTGTCGACCAGACGGCGGATCGCTTCGGGACGACTTACGAATGGCGGCCCCTGCGCCGCAATCCAGGCATCTATAGCCGATAACTCTTCAGCAGCCATCCGAACCATAACCGGCGTGGTATCTACGCGCGGTCGACCCCTCGATGATTTCTTGATATCTTCACTTGATCCACTCATGCATTGTTGATATCAAGTAATCAGGCCGGAGGGAAGCGCGAACTTCCCGCCGGCCCTGACCACATCGTGCTTACGAGGAGCAACGTCATGGCTTCCCATTCTTATACACCCTGCAATTCTGCGCGCCAAAGCGAAACCCTGCGGGCAGCACCATTCTGCGATAAAGCTTGCGCAGCCTGCACAATCCGCTGTGCCACCATCATGGCTGTGCGGAACGATTTGCTCGTGCAACTCGCGCGGGCAGAAGCCGCGCTTCTTGATGTGCAGCCTTTCCATCGGCCATTGATGCACTGATATGAGCATCCATCAAAGATTCGAGATCGTGCCTTTCAACGATCAGCAGATCCTTACCGTTCGCGATGAGGCAGGCGTTCACGTTGTCATGAAGCCGATCGTTGAGGCGCTAGGCTTAGCGTGGCACGGCCAATTTGAGCGCATCAAGCGTCACCCAGTTCTGTCTGAAGGTGTTCGTGTAACGCGAATACCTTCCCCCGGCGGGATGCAGGAAGCGACCGCCCTCGAACTTGAGGCCTTCCATGGTTGGCTTGTCACGATCAGCCCAGACCGGATCGCCGACGAAGATAAGCGCGCGCTCATCATCGAGTATCAGCGTCGCGCCTTCCGCGTTATCTTCGAGCATTTCCACGGCCCGATCCGTCAGGCCGAACCGGCTTACAGCCCGGTGCGCGATCTCATTGCTCTGCAAAATCAGGCCATGCGGCTGAGCGCGCGTCTCCAGCGTACCAGCAATGCCGCTGATCGACGGATGGTCCACGCCATGCTCGCGGGCCTGTGCGGCCAGATCGGCATCGAGACGCCACCGCTCGACCAGTTGGGCAGCGACGCGCCCACGGCGCCCGATCAACTCCGCGCCTTCTGGCACGGGCTGGAATTGCTGGCCGGGCTTGGCGTCGACGTGAACCACAGCCGCCGGGCGGACCTGCTCGCCGTCTCCCTGCCCGAACTGAAGGCGCTGTTTCGCGCGCACGGAATCGGTGTTGAGATCAACAAGCCCCTGCGAGAAAGCATGCGCCTGAGCGAACACCCGCGCTTCATGGCCATCAAATCCGTCAACAGCCGCCTGCTGCCCAAAGCTGTAAGCTGTTGGGTATTCCTCAAGGATGCGGCGGCCCTACCCGAACCGACCTAGCGCCTTCATCGGGCGAGAGCGTCTCGCCCGATGCGCCTCATAGAATAGGGCGCCTGCCTCGGCCGAAATGGCCGGCATGGCTGATGCAACTTTCACTGCAGTCGATCTCTCGCGCCTTCCCGCGCCCGATGTGATCGAAAAGCTCCACTTCGAGACGATCCTCGCCGAAGCGGTGGCGCAGATGCAGGCGCGCATGCCTGATTTCGAGGCGCGCGATAGCGACCCTGCCACCAAGCTGCTGCAGGTTACCGCCTATCTCGCCCAGCTGCTGCGCCAGCGCGTCAACGATGCCGCCCGTGCCGTCATGCCGGCTTATGCCACCGGCGCGGATCTCGACAACATCGCTGCGCTGTTCGGCATTGCCCGCCTCACGCTCACGCCGGCCAACACTGAGCTGGGGATCCCGGCCGTCATGGAGAGCGATGCCGATTTCCGGCGGCGCATGGTGCTGGCGCCCGAGGGTTATTCCGTCGCCGGGCCGGAAGGGGCCTACATCTTCCACGCGCTCAGCGCCGATCCGCTCGTGCTCGATGCCAGCGCCACCAGCCCCGAGCCTGATGACATCCGCGCGCTCGTGCTTTCAGTACTCGCGGATCACGATGCCAATCCGGCGCTGGTCAATGCCATGACGCTGGCGCTCGATAGCGCCACATGGCCCGGCCAAGTCGTCGTCTCTGTACTCTCACGCGCAGAGACTGGCGAGGCTTCCCCAGCGCTGATCGCCATCGTTGAGGCGCACCTCTCCGATGAGACGATCAGGCCGCTCACGGATCATGTGATCGCGCAGTCAGCCGAGATCGTCGGTTTCGAGGTGGATGCGACGCTCACCACATTTAGCGGGCCAGATGGCGCGGTGGTGCTCGATGCCGCGCGCGCGCGCCTCGATCGCTATGTGGAAGAGAGCCACCGGATCGGCCGCGATATTACGATTTCGGGCCTGCACGCGGCTTTGCACGTTGAAGGCGTGCAGAATGTCGTGCTGGCCCATCCCACCGCGGATCTCATCATCAGCCGGACGCAGGCACCCTTCTGCACCGGGATCTCGCTCACCTATGCGGGCACGGGCGAATGACCGCGCCCAGCATCCTGCCATCCGGCTCAACCCAGCTCGAGAAAGCGCTCGAGCAGGTGATCGCCGCAGCGCTCGATATCCCGGTGCCGATTCGAGAAACATGGTCGCCAGATCTCAATCCAATCGAGCATCTGCCGTGGCTGGCTTGGGGCCTCAGCCTCGATAACTGGTCATCGGACTGGTCGGAGGCGATCAAGCGCGAGCGCGTGCGCAAGGCGATCCCGATCGCGCGCCAGAAGGGCACCGCCGCCAGCGTGCGCAGCGTGGTGCAGAGCTTTGGCGGCTCGGTCGCGATCCGCGAGTGGTGGCAGCAGGAGCCGCGCGGAATCCCGCACACATTCGAGCTGCTGCTCAATCTTGAGCAGGCTGGCGCCCCGGCAAGCGCAGCCTTTGTCGATCAGGTCATTGCCGAGGTGAGCCGCGCCAAGCCGGTTCGCTCTCACTTCACATTCACCCAGGGCATCACGGCGCGCGGCGGCATCGGCCTTGTCGCGCGCGCGAGGCCTGCGCTGCTCGCCCGGCTCAGCTGCGCCGCGCCGGCCGCCTAATCGGAGGTTCCATGGCTCTTTCTATCATTGTCACCGATGCCGGGCGCGCTGCTCTGGTCAATGCCGCGAACAACGGCACTAATCCGGTGGTGATCACGCAAGCCGGCATCACGGCCACCGCCGTCGTGCCTTCAGCCAGCGCCACCGCCATTCCCGGCGAGATCAAACGCATCTCGACAATCTCCGGCGATGTGGTGGCTGATGACATGATCCACCTCATTGTGCGCGACGAAACGGCTGATAGCTACGCGCTGCGCAGCTTCGGCCTCTATCTCGCCGATGGCACGCTGTTCGCCATCTATGGCCAAGCTGCGCCGGTTGTGGAGAAGTCCGCGCAGGCGATGATGCTACTCGCGATCGACATTGCCTTTGCCGATATCGATGCCGCCCAGATCAGCTTTGGCGATGCCAACTTCATCAACCCGCCTGCAACCGAGGAGGTGCAGGGGGTGGTGGAGCTGGCGACGCCGGCGGAAACCATGGCGGGCGTGGACACCTCGCGCGCGGTGCATCCCAAGGGCCTGAAAGATGCCGTGACGAGCTGGCTCAACGCGCGCTTCGGCGAGGGAAACCCGTCGGCCTTCATGAAAGGCCTGCTCTCCACCGCTTCGGCGGCTGCAATGCGCCTGGCCCTTGGGATCAAAAGTGGCGCGCTTAAAGACGAAGGCGCCGGCGGCGGCCTTGACGCGGATCTGCTCGATGGCCAGCATGGCGCTTATTATGCTGACATTCCGGCCCGCCTTGGGTTTGTGCCGTGGGGGCCGAACAATGACGGCGCTGGCTCCGGCCTCGATGCCGGTCTGCTGGCTGGCCAGTTGCCCAGCTTTTACACCAATATCACTGCCCGGCTCGGCTACACGCCGCTCAATTCCACGGCCTATACTGCTTCCGATGTGCGCTCGAAGCTGCTGACGGTTGATGGCGCTGGGTCGGGCATCGATGCGGATCTGCTCGATGGCCAGCAAGGCGCCTATTACACCAACATTATCGACCGGCTCGGCTACACGCCTCTGAATAAGAACGGGGACACAGCGTACGGCTATATAATTTTCAACGCCGGGCGCGCTGGTAGTAGTTGGATCGGCGCGTCGGGTGGTGCCGAGCTAGAGGTAACGGCCAGCGCGGGCGGTGGCGCATTCATGGCCTTTCACCGCCCCGGCACTCATGCGTTCTATTTCGGGATGGACATTGATAATCAACTCAAGATCGGCGGATGGAGTTTAGGCGGCGTCGGCCATGTCCTTTGGCATTCGGGCAACGACGGAGCTGGCTCCGGGATGGATGCCGATATGCTGGACGGCCTTCACGCCGATGCTTTCGATCGATTTGTTGCGCAAAATCTGTCTGCCACCGATGGCTATGTTGTCCACTCGAACGGCCTCAAGGAATGCTGGACGATGCTCTGGGTGCCCGCCGACAGCGCGGCGACATGGGCGCTTCCCGTCGCGCATAGCTCGTGGGTGAATCCCGTCATCGCCATGTCGATCAACAATGGCGAAAACAACGCCCAGCAGACCGTTGGCATCGTCTCGGCCACGACCTCGCACGTCACCATCTATTCGGCCGTGAACTATGGCCAATATGTTCGCATCCAGACCAAAGGCGTTTGAAATGAAAGACATGACCATCAAGATTGGCGCGCTCGACAGCGCGACCGGCACAGTGCCCGTCACATTCATGCTGGGTGAGATTGAACACAAGCGCCCCGTTAACGCCGTGATCAAGGAAAACGGCACGCATGATCGCGCCGCAACCGTCGAGCGCGTCAATGAGGTAGCGCGGGGCGTAGCGGAAAAGATCAGGGTCGGCGTCATCACCTCTGCCCCGCCGCACTCATCAGGCACTGAGTAAACCCGTGCCTTCATTCGACCCGCGATGGTCATGACAGGTGATGCCAACTTGCATCGGTCATTGAAAAAACGACCAGTTGCCTTCTCTATTTGGCAATTAGGTGGTGATTAACCGGCATCGGTGAAACTAACATTCATCAAGTTTGTTTGCCGGAAGTGGAGAAATCAACAACCCTTGCTGCTCTTGTAGTCGACGATGACGCGCTGATCCTGATGCATGCCTGCAATATTCTGGAGGACGCCGGGTTTCGCTGTTTCGATGCATCTGATGGGCAAGCTGCGGTCAAACTGCTTGCCGGACATTCCGCTTCAATCATTTTGCTTTTTTCGGATATCGAAATGCCCGGCGGCATCGATGGCTTTGCATTGGCACGTCACGTCGCTGAGCACTGGCCACACATCGAAATTGTCATTGCCAGCGGTAGGATAACGCCCGCACCAGGCGACATGCCGGACCGCGCGACCTTTGTTTCCAAGCCCTTCAGTACGCAAATGGTCCACGATCATCTTCGCGCAACCCTCCCAGACGGCAAAAAGCCCGAGCCGCTCAGAACGGCGGTTTAGTCTCACAATCCGCTGGCTTTGCACGCGACCCTTTGGAAACAACAGAGTAATCCATGCCATCAAGCAACGATGACCAGGAACGTCCTTCATCTTCAGGTTGCGGAGGGAATTTTGCCATAGCTGCAGTTTTCCTCGCGATTTCCGCCCTCGCGATTGTGGCGATGCTCCTTTAGTCCTGTGCTACGCGTGTCAGCGACAATGGCTGAATGCCGCGACGGGCCGCTTCATCCAGAACGGCAGCTTGAAGCGCAGACACACAATTGGCCGCTGCACTTCGTCGTGCCATCCAAGCCAGCTCATTATCGCTCATTTTCTTTGCCATCTCGGCGCAAGCTTGCTGCAACAGGCGCATCCCGGAATCCCGAAATCGAAGTCTGATCATGGGCGCAACTAGCCCGATAAGCTGCCCCGCAGTACCTGTCCCTTCGGGCAAAAATCGGCCTCAACTGTATCGATCAACGTGCCGGAACGCCTTGGAGGGGCTTGAGGGGCAACAGCCGCCTGCCTACCACTGTCCGAGCTCAATCATCTTCATCGGGCGAGACGTTCTCACCCGATGAAGCCCCGCGCATGAGCGATAACCGCGCGGCATGGTCCTGCCCATGCGCAACCCTTCCGACCTTGAGCACACCACCGGCGAAGTGATCCAGCTGGGCGCGATCGCCTCCGTGGATCCTGCGAACGCCACCTGCACCGTGGCCATTGGCGAGATCACCACCGGCGAGCTGCCATGGCTCGCCCAGCGTGCCGGCGGCGTCCGCTCATGGTCGCCGCCGACCGTTGGCGAGCAGTGCGTGGTGCTGGCGCCCGAGGGCGATCTGGCGAACGGGCTGGTGGTGCTCGGCCTCTACAGCAACGCGCACCCGGCACCCTCGACCAATCCCGATCTCGTGCAGCTGGCCCTCAATGACGGCGCGGTGATCGAATATGATCAGGCGGCCCATTCTTTGCGCGCGACGCTGCCTGCCGGCGGCACGGCCCAGATCGAGGCGCCCCGAGGCATCACCATCAAAGGCAATGTGACGATCGAGGGTGATATCAGCCTTGAGGGCGATATCAGCATGAGCGGCACGCTGACGGCCGAGCAGGATGTGCTGGCGGACGGCAAGAGCCTCAAGAGCCACCGCCACAGCGGCGTGACGGTCGGCGCGGCACAAAGCGGGCCACCGGCATGAGCGGGATGGATCGCCGCACGGGCGCCCCGCTCGACGGGCCAGACCATATCCGCCAGTCCGTGAGCGACATTCTCGGCACGGCAATCGGCGCGCGCGTCGGGCGCCGCGAATATGGCTCGCTGCTGCCCGAGCTGATCGACCGGCCAATGACGGCGCCGAACATTCTGCGCCTCTATGCAGCCACGGCACTGGCACTCTCGCGCTGGGAAAAGCGCCTGCGCCTGCGGCGCGTCCAGCTGGTTGCGGGCGATCGCCCTGGCACTGCCTCACTCACCATCGATGCCGAGCGCACGGATGCCCCTGCGCCGAACGCCCGGCTGCGCCTCACTTACCCCCTCAACGCTTAAAATCGAGGAACCGAGCAATGGCTTTCAAGCACGGCATCACCATCACCGAGATCGATACCGGCGCGCGCACGATCAGCGCCGTGGCCACCGCCGTCATCGGCCTTGTCGCGATCGCCAGCGATGCGAACGCGGCGACCTTCCCGCTGGATAAGCCCGTGCTGATCACGGATCTTGCCGATGCGATCAGCAAGGCCGGCGCCAACGGCACGCTCGCCAGCTCGCTGCGCGCGATCAGCGCGATCGTGAGCACGCCCGTGGTGGTGGTGCGCGTGGAAGAGGGCGGCGACGCGGCCGAGACGGCCAGCAATGTGATTGGCGGCGACGTGGCCGGCGAAAAGACCGGTATGCAGGCCTTGCTCGCAGCGCGCGCCCAGACGACGGCTCAGCCCAAAATCCTGATCGCGCCCGGCCTCGAGACGCAGGCGGTCACCAAGGCACTGGCCGTGGTGGCAAAGAAGCTGCGCGCTTTCGCTTATGCCCGCGTCGTCGGCGACACCGTGGCCGAGGCCGGCCTTTATCGCGCCAATTTCGATGAGCGCGAGCTGATGCTGATCACGCCGGACTGGCTGGTCTGGGATACGGCCACCAGCGCCAATGTCACCGGCCATGCAGCTGCCTATGCCGGCGCCATGCGCGCGCTGATCGATCAGCAATATGGGCCGCAAAAGACCCTCTCGAATGTCCCGGTGCCCGGCGTCCTTGGCATCACCAAGGATTTCTATTGGGACATCGAGAACATGGCGAGCGATGTGGGGGTGCTCAATCAGGCCCACGTCACCAGCCTCATCCGCACCGATGCCGGCTATCGCTTCTGGGGCAACCGCACCTGCGCAGCGGATACCAGCCTCTATAAGTATGAGAGCACGGTGCGCGTGGCGCAGCTGCTCACCGATACGATTGCCAAGGGCATGTTGTGGGCGGTGGATAAGCCGCTCACCCCGTCGCTCACCCGCGATATCATCGAGACGATCAACGGCTTTTTCCGCCAGCTCAAGGCGCAGGGCGTGGTGCTGGGCGCCAATGCGTGGTTCGATTCCGCGCTCAACTCGGTGGAGAGCCTCAAGGCCGGCAAGCTGCGCATCGATTATGATTACACGGTGCCGCCGCCGCTCGAGGATCTCGGCTTCAATCAGCGCATCACGGACAAATATCTGGCCGATTTCAGCGCGGCGCTGAGCGAGGCCTGATCGCCCGCCATCCTCTTTCCCCGATCATAGGAGCAAATCATGGGCCTGCCCCGCACTCTCAAAAATATGATGCTGTTCAACGAAGGTTCGGCCTATCTGGGCGAGGTCAAGACGGTGACCTTGCCCACGCTGACCCGCAAGATGGAAGAATATCGCGGCGGGGGCATGGGCGCGCCAATCAGCCTCGATATGGGCATGGAGGCGCTCTCGGCTTCCTTCACCGCCGGCGGCCCGCTGCGCGACGCCCTGCGCCAGTTTGGCATTCAGACCGTCGATGGCGTCTATCTGCGCTTTGCCGGCGCCTATCAACAGGACGACAGCGGCGCGGTGGATGCGATCGAGGTGGTGATGCGCGGGCGCTATAGCGAAATCGAGATGGGCGATCAGGAGGTGGGCGAGCCGGGCGAGTTCAGCGCCACGGTGGCGATCGCCTATTACAAGCTGATCTGGAACGGCCGCACTGAGATCGAGATCGATTTCATCAACATGATCGAGATCGTGGACGGCGTCGATCGTCTCGCAGCCCAGCGCAACGCCATCGGCCTATTCTAATCGTCCCGGCTCGGCTTCACCGGCCGGGCCGCGCCCCCCTTTGACCTTCTGGAGAGCAGCATCATGACCAACCCGGCTGAGCCGATCTTTCGCACCGTCACTCTCGACACGCCTATTCAGCGGGGCGAACAGTCGATCGACAGTATCCAGCTGCGCAAGCCCAAGTCGGGCGAGCTGCGTGGCCTTTCATTGGTCGACCTCGGCCAGCTCAAGGTGGACGCACTCACCAAGATCCTGCCGCGTATTTCAAGCCCTGTGCTGACCGAAGCCGAGGTGGCCAATCTTGACCCGTCGGATCTGCTCGCATGCGGCGCCGAGATTGGGAGTTTTTTGCTGCAGAGATCGCAGAAGGCGGCGCTCCACGACTGATCGAGGATGCCATGGCGGATCTGGCGATCACCTTCCACTGGTCGCCGGCCGTCATGGACGAAATGAGCGTGAGCGAGCTGCTGGGCTGGCGTGAGCATGCCGCCCGCCGATCAAGGCCCCCTGAGAAACCCGGAAAGCGCTAGTCATGGCATCCAAGAACCTTCGCCTGCAGGTCATCCTCGAGGGCCTCGATCGCGTGACCGCACCGCTCAAGGCGATCACGGGCGCCAGCTCGAACGCGCGCAAGGATCTGGCCGAGACGCACAAGCAGCTGCAAAAGCTCGATGCGGCGCAGCAGCAGGTGGGGAAATACAAGGCAGCCGAGGGCCGCTTTGCCGCCGACAAGCAGGCACTGGCGCAGCAGCGCGCGAAAATGGAAGAGCTGCGCGCTACGCTCGAAAAGACCGAGGCGCCGACCAAAAAGCTGCGCAACGAGTTCGCGCGGGCTGAAAAGCAAACCGCCCTTCTCACGGCCAAGGTCGACAGGGGCGGCGATGAGCTGCAGCAGCTCTCCCGGCAGCTAGGCGAGGCCGGCATCGACGTAGCGGACCTCGCGCGCCACGAGAATGATCTGGCGCTGCGCACGCACGATGCCAATCAGGCTCTGAAGCGCCAGACCGAGCAGCTCGACAAGGTGGCGAAGGCACAGCGCAACACCGATCGGCTCAATGAGGTGAGCGCCAAGGCGACCGGCCTTGGCCTCGGCATGGTGGCCGCCGGCACCGCCGCCGGCGCGCCGATCGTCATGGCAACCAAACAGGCGATGACGCTCGAGGCCGCGATGGCCGACGTGCGCAAGGTGGTGGATTTCGATTCCCCGCAAGCCTTCGCGCAGATGACCAGCGATATCCTGGACATGAGCGAGCGGATCCCGATGGCGGCCGAGGGCATCGCTGCGATCGTGGCGGCCGCCGGGCGCGCGAACGTGCCGCGCGAGGAGCTGCTGCGCTTTGCCGAGGATGCGGCTAAAATGGGCGTGGCCTTTGAGAGCACGGCCGAGGATGCCGGCGCGACTATGGCTAAGTGGCGCACCGCGTTCGAGCTGCCGCAAGATGGCGTGGTGGAGCTGGCCGATCAGATCAACGCGCTCACCAACACCTATGGCGGCAATGTGGGCGCCGTTACCGAAATGGTGACGCGCATCGGCCCGCTCGGCAAGGTGGGTGGCCTGGCTGCAGCCCAGATCGCCTCCATGGGCCAAGTGCTCTCGAGCGTGGGCGTTGAAAGCGAGATCGGCGCCACGGGCATCAAGAACATGATGCTGGCGCTCACCAAGGGCAGCGCCGCCACCAAATCGCAGCAGAAGGCGTTCGCATCGCTGGGTCTTGATGCCGAGCAGGTGGGCAAGGCCATGCAGAAGGACGCCGGGGGCGCGATCCTCGATGTGCTCGGTCGCCTGCAGAGCCTATCGAAAGAGGCGCAGGCTTCCACCCTTACGCAGCTCTTCGGATCCGAGAGCGTCGGCGCGATCGCGCCGATGCTCAACAATCTCGATCAGCTGCGGGAGAACTTCGCACTGGTGGGCGATAGCAGCCGCTATGCCGGCTCGATGAATGCCGAATATCTCGGCGCGATCGCCACGGCCGAGGGCGCCACCGGCCTTGCCACCAACGGGCTCAAGGCGCTCAACATCACCATGGGGCAATATCTGCTCCCCACGGTGGTGAAGGTCGCTGGCATGGTCGCCAGTGCGGCCAAAACCATGCGCAGTTGGGCGCAGGAGCATCCGGTGCTGGCCAAGGGCATCATGATGTTCGTCGGCGCCGGCGCGGCGCTGCTCATCCTTCTCGGCACATTGGCGCTCGGCTTCGCCGCTCTTACCGCCGCTGCCGCGCCCTTGGGAATCGCGCTCGGCCCGCTGCTGCTCATTGTGGCGGCCGTCGCTGCCGTCGCCGCTGCTGCCTATCTCATCTATGACAGCTGGGACGGCATCGTTGCCTATTTCAGCGGCCTGTGGAGCGGCATTCTTGACGCGATCCGGAACGCGGTGGGGTTCCTGCGCTCTCTCGACTTTGGCCAGATCGGCCGGGATCTCATTCAGGGCCTGATCAACGGCATGCTGGGCAAGCTGGCGGCGCTCAAGGATACGATTGTCGGCGCGGCCAGCAGCGTGGCGAAGTGGTTCAAGGAAAAGCTCGGCATCCATTCGCCCTCGCGCGTGTTCGCGGGGCTGGGCGGGTTCGTGATGGAAGGCCTCGATCAGGGTCTTGCTGCAAACACCGCAGGGCCGCTGCAGCGGATCTCCGAACTATCCGGCCAGATGACGCGCGCGCTGGCCGTGGGCGCCGGTGGGGCGGCCGTTGCGATCGCTGGACCGGCTGCGGCACAGGGCGGCGCCAGCGCATCTGCTGCGCCGGCTGCGGCATCCTCCACCTATCATATCGAGATCACGGTGAGCGGCGCCGGCGTGCCCGAAGACATTGCCGATGCCGTGCGCCGGGCCATTGGGCAGATCGAGCGCGAGAAGCGTGGGCGGGGCTATGGAGACGATTAAGGAGGCAGCGCGATGCATCTGATGGCTCTGGGCATGTTCGTTTTCGAGATGGGGTCGCTCGCCCCCGATGAGCTGCAGCGCAAGGCGGACTGGCTACATGCTCGCGCCCCGCGCATGGGCGCGCGCGACGCGGTGCAGTTTACCGGGCCGGGCACCGAGACTATCTCGCTATCGGGCGCCACCTATGCCGAGCTGAGCGATGGGCAAGTTAGCATCGACCAGTTGCGCGAGATGGCAAGCGCTGGCGATGCCGTTCCGCTGGTGAGCGGCGCCGGCGAGGTGCTTGGCAATTTCGTGATCGAGGCGATCGATGAGCGCCATGCCTTTCTGATGGCCAATGGTCGCCCGCGCCGCATCGATTTCGCGATTGATCTGCTGCGCGTCGATGATCCAGCGCCAGAGGATCCCGAGGCTGCGCAATGACGAGCCACAATATCGCTGACTGGCGCGTGACACTCGATGGCGTCGATCTCTCAGATCGGCTGCGCCCGCGCCTCGTCTCGCTCAGCTTGTCCGAGCGGCGCGATGATGAGGCCGATCAGCTCGATATCGTGCTGAGCGATACCGATGGCGGTCTTGCGATTCCGAAAGAGGGCGCGGTGTTGAGCGTCGAGATCGGGTGGAAGCAGGGCCGCAATGTGCCGATCGGCCTTGTTCACAAGGGTAGCTTCAAGGTGGATGATGTGACCCATGCCGGGCCGCCCGATCAGATCACGATCCGCGCGCGATCGGCGGACTTTACATCCGAGATCCGCAATCGGCGCGAAGGCAGCTGGAAGGATACCACGCTGGGGGCGGTTTTGCGCGACGTGGCGGGCCGCAATGGCCTTACCGCGAAGGTGGCGCCGGATCTGTCGTCGATCGCCCTGGCATCGATCGCGCAGAGCCGCGAGAGCGACGTGGCGTTCCTGCGCCGGCTCGGCCGCGAGCATGATGCCGTGGCGACGATCAAGGATGGGCACCTGATCTTTGCCCGCAAAGGCGCCGGCACCACCACCGGCGGCAAGGCCCTCCCGCATATCGAGATCCCCCGCAGCCATGTTTCGAGCCATTCATGGCACCGGCAGAGGCGCGAGGGGCAGGAAGGCGTCGCGGCAAGCTGGCACGATCGCGGTGAGGCGAAACGCAAGAGCGTGACGGTCGGCGAGAAGAAGGGCACCAAGCGCCTGCGCAAGATCTATCCCGATGAGGCCAGCGCCACGCGCGCCGCGATTGCCGAGCGCGATAGGCTCAAGCGAGCACCCGCCACGCTCGATCTCAGCCTTGCTCTGGGGCGGCCGGACGCATCCCCCGAAGCGCGGGCGACGGTGAGCGGCTTCAAGGATGATATCGATGCCACTACATGGCTGATCACCGAGGTGACGCATCGGCTCGATAAGAGTGGCGGCTATGTCTCGAGCCTGAAAATGGAAACCGGCTGAGCGCGGCTCATTTGCTTACAGCAAGCTTCATTTCTGCCTCGCTAGCGCCAAGAGCTAGTGCAGGCCGCTTCAGGCCTGCAGCACAGGCAAACACGCCTGCCTGAAGTCCTTCAGTCGCCTCCTCCAGCGAGGCCTTCACATGACCCTATTTGTAGCGAGCACCGCGCTAAGCCGACCGGCTTCTCAGACGAAGCATCTTATGCGAAAAGCGGGGTATCGGTCGCGAAGCTTAGGGGGAAGAGGGTGCGTTTCGTTCTTGCAGTCGGGGCCATAGCGATGATGCATTGGTCGATATCCGTTGCCGCCAAAGACCTTGATGCCGTCGCGGCCGCTCCGAAAAACCACCATATCGTCCTCGAAAACGATGATGTCCGCGTTCTTCAGGTTGAAGTTGGCCCAGGGGAAGTCGAGCCCATCCACAGCCATAGCTGGCCAAGTGTGATGCATATCGAGTCTCCTCAGCCATTGACTGACATTCTTTATCGCGAGGCCGCTGGTAAGATGGTGGAGGTTCGGCGCGTGGACATCCCCGCCGTGACACCGCCGGTCGCGCTATGGTTTCCGCCTGAAGAGGCGCATTCGATAAAGAACAATGGCGAGGGACCCTTCAGGGCACTTCGCATCGAATTGAAGCGAGCGAAGGCTGGGGGTCAATAGTTTGCCTAACTCTGGCGTCCAGAGGTAAAATCCCAAGCCCGGAAAGTCAGCTCTCCACGCCATCTCGGCCATAGCACTCAGCGGCAGCAATCATCAAAACCTGCCGTCCGTGCAGCCTCCGGCCGATAGTCTCGATTTAGCACTTTTGCGCTAAAAGCTGACTTTCCGGACACGACAACATTTCGGAGGTTGAAGCGGACGATAAGCCTTTTCGATAGCGGACTATCGGCGACAAGCATCAGCATGGCTTGTACGAGAGTATACAACGTCAGCTCCATCCGCTGCAATTTGGATGCGGCCCGCATACTCTTCCGGATGCGTTACTCGATCTCTGTTCTTTCCGGGGGCAGGCAGCAACGGCCAGAAGAAACCGGTGCCTTGCGTAGGAGCGAATGCATAGCGCCCAGTCGGTTCACGTTTCAGTAGCAGTGCAGGTCGCACATTTAGTTGATAGCTCGTCTTCGAAGGCTCGGCGATGTAGCTAAACGTGCGACGGGCAGGCTCGATGATGTAAATCGCATCTTCGCGGATATCGAGGGGCGGGGCGTCGTGAGCGACATAACATCCCCACACCAATCGTTGATTGATGGCTTCTGGACGCAGAAATATCGCTCCGAGCAGAACCAATGCGGCAAGGGGTATGACGATGATCCCCCAGCCTATGACTTTGGCCTTGAGCGGAACGTCGTGGAAAAGCGATGCTGCCATAACAGCAGTATGCCGAGGCTGGCCGCCGTCGTCACGTCGCAACGTCCGCTATCTTCAAATTGCAGCCAAAAGCCGACGGTCCGCTCCCCACTAATTTCTGGTCTAACGACAACGATCATGCATCGCCTTAAAACCGGACATTGACGCTGTGTGTCGGGCTCGGCTTAAGAGGCACGAAGATGCGAGGCGCCCTAATGGAATGTCGATGGCTTATCCTGTTCGCGGCGGCACTTTTATCTGGCTGTGGTGCGCCATCCATCAAAGTTAAATCAGGTGAACTGACGCAGAGCCAAGCAGACGGGATCGCTACAAGATGCGGCGGAGACGAAGGAATGCTTTTGGTCAAGGATGGCGAACTGACTCTTGTCCAGGCTAAGGAGTTCGATGTCACTTCCTGTATTATGAAAAGCCTTGATTCTGCGGGCATAACTGACTTCGCTTCGTCAGTCAGAAACGAAAAACACTGAATGCGCAGCGGCTGTTTTCATATCTGAACTCCTGTAAACCGTCTGTCCGCTTCCCACGCCAATACAGCGGTACCGATCGCCGGGCATGAGGCTTGAAACCGGACGCAATCGTCTGCTTGAATTTGTCCACGCTGCTTAGCACCAAGATTGGCGCCGTCCGGTCCATGTGCGGGCTAGGCCTTCGCTCACGAGTTGGTCGCCGAGGGACTTGCCGTCGCGGATGAGGACGCGGAGTTTTCGGTCGTACTTGTCGGCATCGCGGTCGCCGATCTGGCGGACCTCGAAGGGGCCGTCGTTGACCAGCTCGAGGAGGCGGCGCTTGGCTTGTTCGCCCCGCTCCAGTTCCTCGCTGCAGCGTGGGGAGCTGATTTCGGGGGCGTCGATATCGGCGATGCGGACCTTCACTTCACCGATCCAGAGCGTGTCGCCATCCACCACACAGTTCCGGCGGGAGGTGCCGCAGATGTCGTACTGGACGAATGTAGCTGGGGCGAGTTCCTGCGGGGCACCGCCCCCTCCCCGGCCCGAAAACGAGCTGAGAGCACCGATGCCCAAGCCGACGATCGCGGCAGCGCAAAGCATTCCGGTCACCTGCAAGCTATTCATGCCTCAATTTTCTCACCGACACGGCCAAACGTAAATCCGTCTTGTGCTCACAACTGAACATTTCTTGCTTTCCTACAGGGAGTTGGCCCATTTAGGCAAGAACGAATCAGGAACAAACGGATAAGGTTGGTGACGGGAAAGACGTGGCGGTTGACGCCGGGGTGCGAGTTTGCGTGCGATCGATGCAGTGTGCGGTGTGCGACGATCGCGGCGGTCAGGGACGATCTGTGGCGAGAGACCGAGCAGCTTCTGCGGGCGCAATCATTGGCGCCTTGCCCTGATCGGGCGCGACAGGTCCGATCGCTGCAAAGCCAGCTGGAAGGCGCTGAGCGAGAATTCGCGCGGCTTCGGCCCTCGTTGCGTCCGCTGGCACCAGTGCGAGCAAGCTCTGGAACATATCAGCCAGCGCGTCTTCACTAGGGAAAGCAACTGACAGGGTGACATACTGGACGACGGGCTTGGCGGCTTCGATGGCGCGCGCCTCCGGTTCGACCTCTCCCTCGTTCAGCCCGGCAAGCTTCATGACTTCAGCCGGGTCAACGTTATGCCTCGCCAGCACTGCGGCGATGCGGCGCGTCAAATCTAGGGGCAGCTCACCTTTTTTGTAACGCGATGGGGTTTCGTACGACGAGTACGTCCCGAAAGGCATGCCCAATGCTTCGGCGATGCCGCGCACGGTTAGTGGCGGGACTGCAGACTTGCGCAGGGCCTTCAATCGGGTGGCTATCGACTCCATCGCTCAAGTATGCGGAAATTTCGCACACCGGCTTATGTATTTTGCCATTGACCGGTGTGCGCAAATATCGCACATGCTCTCTGCATGGAACGCACACATTCCCTTTTCGACCTTTTCGGCGGCATACGGCCCATGGCGCGCGCGATCGGCGAAGCACCCTCTACCGTGGCGAGCTGGAAGAGGGGCGGGCGCATCCCCGCTGAGAAGCAGCCCGGTGTCCTCAAAATTGGGCAAAGCATCGGCTTGGGCATCTCCGCCGACCATGTCGTCTTCCCCCTCGGCTGTCCTGCCACTGATGCCTCGGATCTAGCCGATCCGGCGAATGCGGTCTGTTTCGAAGGGAACGCGGAATTGAATCGGGAGGGGCAAGCCTGATGCTGACCCTCGGCTCCATCCTTTTCCCAATGGCCGGGGCCGCTGCCCTCGCCACGATCATCAAAACCGGCGCGGATTATCGGGTGCAGGCGCGTGCCGCCCTCTCCGCGCTTTTCCACGGAGGATCAGATTAATGATCAGCAGCCGCATTTATCGGCCCGGCGAGATCATGCCGGCGAACGAGTGCCGTTATTGCCACGGCAAGGGCACATTGCAGAACGTCCACTCGTCCGCCTGGGCCGTGCCGCGGCTCATCCGCGTCCGCTGCACGCACAAGGTTGGCGACCCTTATGGCTTCGCCGAGCAGCAGCGCGATAATTTGCGCTACTGGCTGATCAGCCTTGGTATAGGCGGCGGTCTGCTCGCCCTTGCCCTCCTGCTGGGAGGCCAAGGCTGATGACCTTCTCCCGTGTCGATCAGGAAACCATCCGCGCCATCGTGCGCGAAGAAATCGCGCTCGATGAGCTGAACAGGCTTGAGGCTCCCACCTCTCCCACAATCAAGTCTGCCCAGCTCACCTTGCGCGGGGGGGCTGGCGCACCACCCACAGTGCCAGCCCCTACCACAATCGCCAAAGCTGCGGAATTCGTCGCGGCGCTACTTCGTGAGGAGCGGGATCGCCGCTGCGATATCGAGGCCGTGACCGTGCATCACCGGGGGAGGGGGACGGAGGTTCGCCTGATCGCCGGCGGCCGTTCGTTCACGCTCACCGTGAATGAAAGACAGGTGATGGCATGACAAAGCGTCGCGAACCGCTCAGCTTTGCGGCAGCCGTCAACACCGTGGGATCACTGGTAGGCTGGGCGCAGCTCGCCCAGATACTCGGCAAGTCCGAGCGGCTCATCCGCTACTGGTCTGATGAGGACCACCGCGCGCAGCCATCGCTTGAGCAGGCCATGGCGCTTGATCGCGCCTATCTCGCCGCCGGCGGCAATCATGCGCCGGTGCTCGAGGCCTATGCCGATCAGCTTGACCTGCATAACTGGACGAGCAGTCCCTGCCCTGCCGGTCTGGCATCAGACATATCCACCGCCACGCGCGAGACGGCCGAGGCGATCAGCATCAGCATCACCTTGATCCAGCCCGGTGCGACCCTGCCAGACATGCGCAGCGCCCAGCGAGAGGTGAATGAAGGAATTGACGCGCTCAATCGCGTCCGCGCCCGCCTCAACAGCATGATCGTTCATGATGGCGGCGCGACAAAACGGGGAAGCCGCGCGGGGCGGCTTTGTGCATGAGGAGGCCATGTTGGCACGAGAAAATCACCGGATGCCGGGCGCGAGCTGCCCGGCCTGCGGGGGCGGTGCGAAAGCGCGCCGGGTGGGCAAGGTCGCGCTCACCTATCGCGAGATCTATTATCACTGCCGCGATGAGCTGGGCTGCGGCCATGTCTTTGTGGCCGAACTCACGGCGATCAGGACGGTGCGCGTCAGCCAGCGAAATCCGCCAATCCATCCATTGCCGATCTCAGAGTGGCGCAGGGGGCCGGCGAACGACGATTCCCCCAATCCTGAGCCGAATGCTGGCGCGCTGAAAGCCTAAACGCCCCAGCACCTCACAGACTGAAATCGCCGCCCGGAAAGCCTCATTCCGGGAACGCTGCCCCTTTGCCTTTTGGATGCCATCCCGTGCGCGATGAATTGCTCAATGAACTGCTCCCTCGCCTCAAGCGCGACTATGGCTTTGCGGAAAAGGGCGAGTGGCTGCGCGAGGGCAAATGCCCCGAATGCGGCGCCAAGAAGTCGCTCTACACCCATGCGGAACACCCGTGGATGCTTCGCTGCGGCCGCCTCGACAGCTGCGGCGCCGAGATCTCCGTCAAGCAGAGCTATCCCGACATTTTCGATGACTGGTCGAAGCGCCACGAGCCGACGCCCGAGAAGCCCAACGCAGCGGCGGACGCCTATCTGCGCAGTGCACGGGGTTTCAATCTGGCTCCCCTTGCCGGATGCTACGCGCAGGAATGGTACAAGGATCCCGAGCTCAACATCAGCTCAGCGACCGTGCGATTTCCGCTGCCCGGTGGTGGCTACTGGCAACGCCTGATCGATCAACCCGGCCGCTTCGGTGATAAAAAGGCGACCTTCAGCCCCGGTTCAAAGCATCGCGGCCATTGCTGGCTCTACCCAGGCGATGGTTTCGAGACGCTCGCCGCAGAGCGCGAAATCTGGATCGCCGAGGGCATCTTTGACGCCATCGCACTGAGGCAGGCGGGTATTGCCGCCGTCTCGGCCATGACGTGCAACATTTGGCCCGAGCACTTCCTCGCGGATCTGCGCAAGGCCTGCGCCGACCTCAATCGACCGATGCCAAAGATCATCTGGGCCTTCGATCAGGGCGCCGCCGGCGTGGAATGGTCACGGCGCTTTGCCAAGCAGGCGAGGGAGGCAGGCTGGCCGGTGGGCGCCGCGCAGGTGCGCGTGGATGGCGAAGGCAAAAAAACCGACTGGAACGATCTGTTTCAGGCCGACAAGCTCAAGCCGGAGCACATCGAGGACTATCTCTGGGCAGGTGACGTCACGATTGCGCAGAGCGCCGATGAAAAGGCGTTCCTGATCTACAAGAAACATCGCTCGGCGTCCTTCCCGCTGGTGTTCAACGGGCGCCAGCTCTGGGCCACCTTTTCGCTGGAGCGAATCGAGCAGCACCTCGAGCAGCTGCGCGAGGCCGATCCTTCGATCGCCGAGCTTCCCTATGGTGAGCAATGGGAACTGGCGGCCCGCCAGTCCGTGGACATTGCCGAGCTGGCGAACTGCACCTTCCGCACCCTCTATTTCCAGCGCGATACCAACATGGAAGAGGGCGCCTATTATTTCCGCATCGACTTCCCGAAGACGAAGGGCGGCCCGCGCAAAGATGCGGTGAAGGCGCCGTTTTCCGGCTCTGCCTGCTCATCCTCGGGCGAATTCAAGAAGCGGCTCGCGGCCGTCGCGCCCGGCGCGCAGTGGGTCGGCGCCAATTACCAGCTCGATAAGCTGATGCTGCGCCAATGGACCGATATCCAGACCGTCGAGGCGATCCAGTTCACCGGCTATTCGATCGACCATGAGGGCTGGCTGCTGGGTGATCTGGGCGTCTCCAAAGGCAAGGTCGCGAAGATCAATGAGGACGATTATTTCGTCTTCTCCCGCAAAGCGGTGAAGCTGCGCACCAGCGATCGCCTGCTCTCAATCAAATATGATCCCGACAAGCTCGATATCCGGTGGACTGGCGACATCTATCGCGCGTGGGGCGCCAAGGGCCTCGCAGTGATGACTTTCTGGGGCCTTTCGCTCTTTGCCGAGCAGATCCGCGCCATGCAGGAATCGCTCGCCTTCCTCGAGGTGACCGGCCCCCCCGGCACCGGCAAAACGACCCTGATCGCCTTCCTCTGGAAGCTGATGGGCCGCGTCGGCAACTATGAGGGCTTCGATCCCACCAAGGCGACCAATGCCGGTATCGCGCGCACGTTGGGGCAAGTCGGCAATCTGCCGGTGGTGCTGATCGAGGGCGATCGCAATCAGGACACGCCACATAGCCGCCGCTTCGAGTGGGACGAGCTGAAGACCGCCTACAATGGCCGAGCCGTGCGGACGCGCGCGATCGCCAATGGCGGCATGGAGACATTCGAGCCGCCGTTTCGCGGTGCGATCGCGATCGTCCAGAATGACGCCGTGGAGGCATCGCCCGCGCTGCGCGAGCGCATCATGGGCCTGTGCATCACCAAGGATGGCTGGGGGCCGCAGACACGCGAGGCGGCCGAGCGGATCAATCGCTATGAGCGCGATCAGGTGAGCGGCTTCATCGTTCACATGGTCAAGCGAGAGGCCGAGATCCTCACGCGCTACCGCGAGCGCTTCGCCGTCCATTATGAGCAGATGCTCAGGCAGGACGGCATCCGCAACGACCGCTTGGCGAAGAATCACGCCCAGCTCGCTGCGATGTTCGACGCGATGCGCATCGTGCTCACCAACATTCCCGACGATGTGGCGAGCGAGGTGCAGGCGCAGTTTCGCGTGATGCTGGCCGAACGCCAGCGCCTTACCGAGAACGATCACCCGCATGTTGAGCTGTTCTGGGAGCGGTTCGATTACATTGAGGGGCAGGAAACCGAGAGTACGACGCACCGGATCAATCACAGCCGCATCGATGGCACGATCGCGGTCAACCTCGTGCAGTTTGAGCAGAAGTGCGGCGACCTGCGCCTCTCGCTGCCGCCTATCAATGAACTCAAGCGCCTGCTGCGCACCAGCAGAAGCCGCAAATTCATTGCCTACAAGCCGATCAATTCCGGCGTGACAGGCAAAACCACTGCCTGCTGGGTGTTCGAGCGCCCCGCAGGCTCCACCAGCAGCCACCCATAGGAGAGCGCAATCATGCAGCCACAGACTTCCACGCCCGTTGAAATGCGGATGATGGCCGTGCCCGATGGCATGGGCGGCACCGTCCACAAGCTTATGCCCGTCTCTCCCTCTGTCGCTGCAGGAAAGGGCAAAAAGAAGGCTCGGCCCGCGCCGGATCCAATCAACGCGAATCCCGATGCGGCGGCTCAGAACCTGCGCCAGCTCATCGAACGGCTCGAAACCCTCGAAGGGGAAAAGCGCGGGATCTCTGACGATATCAAGGATGTTTACGCTGAAGCCAAAGCCACCGGCTATGACGTGAAGGCCGTGCGGGCGATCTTGCGGCTGCGCAGCCTTGATCCCGGCACCCGCCTCGAGGACGCGGCCATCCTCGAAACCTACCTGTGCGCGCTGGGAATGGAATGATGCTGGTCGCCCTGCAGCGCACGCTGCTGATCCTCGCGATCATGATCGCAATCCCGTTCCTGTTCGCACGCGGCATCGCCCGCATTTCCGGAGACAAGCGATGAGCTTTGATCTTTTTTTCCGCTGCATGTCGGATGAGAGCGCGGATCCGCTCAGGGTCCCAAAAGCTGCGATAGTGGAAGAACTGGCGCGCGAGCTGCACATGCGGCGCCAGCATTATCCCGACCGGATCGCCAAGGGGAAAATGAGCCGCGAGGACGCCAATCGCGAGATCAGCATCATCGCTGCCATCCATGCCGATCTGGCGGTCGACCTGCTGCTCACCCCTGGCAGTGAGGACGCCGCTGCCAAGGCAAGGCGTGAGGCCGATGAGCGCCTCGCCCCGTTCGGTTGGCGCGAGCTGGTGAGCTGCCTGCGCCGCGAGATCGCCATGCGCCGAAAATTCTATCCGCGCATGCTCGCCACCGGCGATCGCTCGCCGGCCGATCTGCGCGCCCAGCTCGAGCACATCGAGGCCGCGCATTTCTACTATTGGGTACTCGGCCGCGCATGGTGGCCGGATGAGCTGGAACAGCACCGGCAAAATCCCACCGGTATGACCGACCGAGATCATCAGGCTTTTCGCGCGGCTTACGCCAAGCACCGCGCCCATTTCATCCCTCTCACAGTGGCGCCGCGAGGTGCTTATGCGACGGTCGCCGAGCCGGAGGGAGCAGCGGCATGACCGACGAAATACTGCTGACCCCGGCGGAGGCCGCCGCCCGGCTCCATATCAGCGACAAGACGTTGCGCCGGCTGCGCCAACAAGGTCATATTCGCTACGTTGCCATCACACCGCGTAAGATTCGCTACCGCCCGGAAGATTGCGACGCGTATGTGATGAGCCGCCTCCGCGAGGACGATCAGTGTCAGTCTACAAGCCGAAAAATTCCACGGTCTACGTCTACGACTTCCAGCATCGTGGTCGCAGATTTCACGGCTCGACGGGCCAGAAAACGAAACGCGCGGCGGAAACTGTAGAGGCGCAGAAGCGCGCCGAGGCAGCTCTCAACATCACCACTCGGCCGCCCATCACCCTCGATGAGGCGGCAGGCATTTATGAGGAAAAGCTCCGCAAAGAGGGGCGTTGGAGCAAATCGACCGAATGCTGGATTGATCGCATCGTGAATGCGATCGGGCCGCGATCGTTCATAGCGGACATCAATCATGTGGCGATCGGCAAATATTTCCGCTCCCGTGCCGGAGAGGTGAGCGGCGCCAGTGTCAACCGCGAGATCGATGTAGCGCGCGCGCTCTGGCGCGCTACTGCCAGGGCAAAATATGACGTGGGAGAAATGCCCGATTGGGCCTCAATGCGCTATGCCGTGCGCGAGCACGATCCCCGCGAGCTGCAGTTTGATGAAGAGGCTCGACTGCTCGAGGCGATCCGTGAGGACTATCAACCATTCGTGCGATTCGCGCTGCTATCGGGCTGGCGGCTTGCCGAGGTGCGCGGCCTGCTTTGGTCCGATATGGATTTCCCGGCTAAGGTCGCGTGGCGCACGGTGAAGGGCGGCCGGCGCATCAAACGTCCCCTCACAACGGAAATGATCGTTCTGATCGCCACCCAGCCACAGGCCTGCGCGCAAGTGTTCACCTATGTTTGCCAAAAGAGCCGTCAGAAGCGGCGGGAGGGCGAGCGCTATCCGATCTCCCAGAATGGATGGCGCAAGGTCTGGGCCGAGGCCCTGACCGCCGGCGAGATTCCCGATTTCCGCTTTCACGATCTGCGCCACACCCGTGGCACCCGGATCCTGCGCCAGACCGGCAACCTAGCCGCCGCTCAGAAGGCGCTCGCGCATAAGAACATTCGGACGACCTTGCGATATGCCCATGCGTTCGATGACGATGTGCGCGCAGCGCTCGAGGCGAGCGAGTCCCGAACTATTCCCGAAGCCCCCGCTGTACAGGCAATGAAAAAGGCCTAAGATCAGCATCTTAGGCCAAATCAGTAATTTCCGTGTAAACGAGACGCTCTACCAACTGAGCTAATCGCCCCAGCAGCATCGTGACGGTTCGTCCGTCACAGGCGCCCCTTATCGGTCGCTATGGGGGCGGGTCAAGCTGTGCTTCAACGCGGCGGCGCCAGAAGCCCGCCCCTGCGACGCACCTTGTCGACCCATCGCAGGGCCGCGTCCGCCGTCTCGTCGGTCAGGTCGATGAATACCCGCCGCCCATCGGTGGGATCAGCAAGCCGGACCAGGATTTTGCGCTCGGTCAGCTGCGTGATCCAGCGCAGCGCCGTGGTCGGCGGAACGGCAGCGGCAATGCAGAGGCTCGAAACCGAAACGCGCTGGCCGGCAAGGCGGGCCGCCAGCAGGTCCAACAGCATGTCCCAGGCGGGATCGGCGAACAGGTCCGCCGGCAGAAACTCGTCGCGGAGCCGCCGCGCCCGGATGAGGGCGCGGATCTCCGCGGCACTGGCGCGGCTTTCGATCGGCAATCGCTCCGCCGTGGCGGGCTGGGTTGGGAGCGCTGCGGCCTGAGGCTTTTGCGTGGAGGGCGGCGGGGAAAGCGCCTGTCCGCTTTGCGATGTCGAACCCGCCAGCGACGAGGCAGGCTTGGCGCTGCCGGACAGTCGCTCGAGCGTCTGGGCGAGCCGGCGGACTTCCTCGCTCAGTCTCTCCAGCCGAACGCCCTCCCCGTCCCCGGCGATATCGCGCATCGTCGCAGGCCCGGACGTCATTGGGCGCAGCCCGGCTGAGACGAGCATCGTGACGATGTCCGCAAGGCTGGGATCGCACAAGACCTCGGCCTCGACGCCTTCGAGAAGCGCAAAAGCGCGCTCGAGGGAAGCCAGATCGACGAGCACACAGACCCGGCGCCCCTTCAGCATGACTTGTGGCGCCAAGGAATGCTCCAGCCAGTCGTGGGCCTCCTCACCCCTTAGATCGAGCAGCAGCAGGTCGGGCACGGTCGAGACCGCCGACCAAAGAAGGGCTGTCAGGCTTGTAGACCCGATGCATTGCAGTCCCGCCCGCTCTGCAGCCCGCGACAAAAAGTCATTTGCCGGGCGATCCCCTCCCAACAGAATCGTCGGCTGCCCCAACGCTTCGCACAGCATCTGGTCGAGCCGGGGCGCAAAGCTTGCATCATAACGCGGGTTGTCATCGAAGCCTGTTAACAT